AAAAGACTTAATTACTTTACCAAGCGGTAGGGAAGATTTAATTCCAAAAGATTATGAAGTAGTTGATAAGAGAGTGACCAAACCGATAGAATTTCCTACGTTTAAGTTTGAATTACGACCAAGCCAGCAAGAAGTTTTTGACAAAGTCGATAACAGTTGTATAATTAACGCTTGGGTAAGCTGGGGCAAGACATTTACTGCCTTAGCAATCGCATCAAATCTTGGTCAGAAAACTTTGGTTGTTGTTCACACTTTAGCTCTGCTAAAGCAGTGGCAAACAGAGGCGAAGAAAGTCTTTGGTATTGACGTAGGAATTATTGGTGCAGGTAAATTCAATATGGATAGTCCTATCGTAATCGGGAGTGTTCAGAGTTTATACCGTAGAGTCACAGACATTTCTGATCAGTTCGGAACTGTGATTTTAGATGAAATGCACCATGTAAGTAGTCCTACTTTTGCTAAAATTATTGATAAAAATAAAGCAAGATATAAGATTGGATTGTCAGGTACAATTGAAAGAAAAGATGGTAAACACGTAGTGTTCAGAGATTACTTTGGACAAACAGTACATAAACCACCAAAAGAAAACTATATGACCCCGAAAGTGGATATCATATCCTCAGACGTAAGATTTATGGATGGGCAGAATATCCCATGGGCAAACAAAGTAACACACCTTTCTTATCAAGAAGAGTATGTACACTCTGTTGCCATGATAGCAAGCGCATACGCTGCTAAGGGTCATAAAGTTTTGGTTGTCTCAGACCGAGTTGAGTTTCTAAAAACTTGTGCTAAACTGAGTGGAGATGAGGCTATAGCAATTACAGGAGATATACCTCATGAAGAACGCCCAAAACTGATGAAACAGCTTTGGCATGATAAACATATTTTATATGGTACACAATCTATATTTTCAGAAGGTGTATCGTTAGATTGCCTCAGCTGTCTCGTTCTAGGAACTCCTGTAAACAATGAGCCTTTACTAACACAGCTCATAGGACGTATTATCAGAATCCATGAAGATAAGTCCCAGCCTGTTGTAGTGGATATAAATTTAGTAGGAAAAACTGCACGGAGACAGGCGAACAATAGACGAGGCTATTACATGAAGCAAGGATACGAGGTAAATGACCTATGAAAAAATACTTCTTGACAGGAGTTGAATTTTTTAGTATAATATATGATACGATATAATTGGAAAAAGATCGCAAAAGACAGTAGAAACAAGGTTTCAGACATCTTACTTATAGTGTGGTATGTGACTTATCAGTACCCACCAACAAGTAAACGTGACAGACTCTTTAAATTCTACGGAAAAGATTATTCTGGCGATAGTTTTTTACTGAACCCTGAGTTCATTTACAAGCATCGTAAGTCCGCATCTGATTCAGAGTGGGCAGAGTACATCGCTGTAGCATCTTTTAGAAGTTATAACGAATATTTAACAACAAATAAACTAACAATAGAACTAGCACGACTTCCCAAAGGCGTGCAGAACATTATTAAAAAGAATAGGCTACTTAAGATTGAAAATGGAGAAGTTTATTTTCGATATGAGAAGTCACAAAAGGAGAAATAAAAATGGCATTAAAATTTGCACAATTAGAAGGGAAGGCTAAGAAGTCTTCCATAAATCAATATACTTATCAAGATGGCGACAATGTCGTAAGAATGGTTGGAGATATACTTCCTAGATATGTATACTGGATAAAAGGTGAGAACGCAAAGAACATTCCTATGGAGTGTCTTTCCTTCAATCGTTCTACAGAATCTTTTGACAACAAAGAAAAGGATTGGGTAAAAGAATATCACCCCGAAATGAAATGCGGTTGGTCATATGCAATTCAATGCATCGATCCTAAAGATAAGCAAGTCAAAGTCCTCAATTTAAAGAAAAAATTATTAGAGCAAGTAATGCTTGCCTCTGAAGACCTTGGCGACCCTACAGACCCTGAAACAGGTTGGGACGTCCACTTTAAAAGAGTAAAGACTGGACCAATGGCTTTCAATGTTGAGTACCAATTACAGGTACTAAGATGTAAAACTAGAGCATTAGACGAAGAAGAAAAAGAGTTGATATCAGGGTTGAAATCTATGGATGAGGTACTTCCTCGCCCAAGTGCTGATGCTCAAAAAGAACTCTTAGATAGAGTAAGAGCAGGTGGCAGCGATGCTCCTGATGCTGAAGTTGCTTCTGAATTTTCAGAAGGTGATGGAGAGCAAAAGTGGTAATGGTAGGTCAAGAGTTTCCTGAGTTCAAGATGGCTACCTGTGACGCCGATAATACGCTTGGAACAATAACTCATGAAACTATAGACTCTGAGTGGACAATAATGTATTTCTATCCAAAAGATTTTACGTTTATCTGCCCTACAGAGATTGCAGCATTTGATCAAATGTCAAGTGCTGCCCAAGTTATTGGAGTGAGTGGAGACAATGAGTTCTGCAAACTTGCTTGGAAACAAGACAATGACCTTATAAAAGACATAAACCACACACTTGCAGCAGACTCAGGTATGGCACTTGGCTATGAACTAGGCATTGTAAGTGAAGAAGATGGTGTTCATTATAGAGCAACCTATATTATAAACCCAAATAATATAGTGGAGCATGTATCAGTCAATGCACTTGATACAGGCAGAAGCGCACAGGAGATACACAGAACTCTTGCAGCACTTCAAGCGGGCGGTTTAACAGGTTGCAGTTGGCAACTAGGAGATGATTTCGTAGCATGATTTTATTTACAGCAGATTGGCATATAAAACTAGGACAAAAGAATGTACCCGTAAAGTGGGCTACAAACAGGTATCGTGAGTTTTTCTCTCAAATCAAAGAGATTGAGAAAGATGTTGACCTGCATATCATTGGTGGAGACTTATTTGATAGGCTTCCTTCAATGCCTGAGTTAGAGCTATATTTTGATTTTATTAGTGGAGTTACAATTCCAACAATTATTTTTGATGGAAACCATGAAGCAACACGAAAAAACCAAACATTCTTTACTCAGCTAAAATCAGCGACTGAAAAACTAAACCCGCTGGTTACAGTTATTGATGAAATAACTGTGACAGAACAATACAGTATATTACCGTATTGTTATTTACATAAGAAATGGAATCCAGTATTGGACTTAGATATAAGAAAACCTCTATTCACACACGTTAGAGGTTCTATACCACCCCATGTATCGCCTGAGATTGACTTGAATAAGTTAGCACAGTTTCCGATTGTGTTTGCAGGCGATTTACATAGTCATTCTAATACTCAATTAAATATTGTATATCCAGGTAGTCCGATGTCTACCCAGTTTCACAGAACGAAAGTGCAAACAGGATACTTATTGATTGATGAAGATAGTTGGGAATGGGAGTGGAAAGAGTTCAAACTACCCCAGTTAATACGAAAGACGGTGACTGACCCCGCGGCTATGATCCCAACTACATACGACTACACGATCTATGAGCTAGAAGGTGATGTCGCCGATCTTTCACTTATAAAGAATACAGAACTACTTGATAAAAAAGTAGTAAAAAGAAAAACAGAGGCTACTCTTATATTGGACTCAGAAATGACAATGGAAGAGGAGCTCGCAGAATATTTAAGTTATATTCTGGAATTAAAAGATGAGACAGTAACACAAATTTTAGGAATATTTCATGATAACTCTAAAAACGCTGAAGTGGGATAACTGCTTTAGCTATGGAAAAGATAACAGTATTGACCTTAACAATAGTACTCTCACTCAACTGGTGGGTACCAATGGCATGGGTAAGTCTTCCATTCCACTTATTATCGAAGAAGCCTTATACAACAAGAATAGTAAAGGCATCAAAAAAGCGGATATACAGAATAGATTTGTAAATGCAGGATATAATATCCACCTTACTTTTGCAGTAGAAGATACAGATTATGCGATAGATGTACGCAGAAGTAGAGGAAGTATAAAAGTTAAATTATTTGAAGGTGACGAAGATATTAGTAGTCATACTGCAACCAATACTTACAAAACAGTCGAGCAGATACTGGGTCTGGACTTTAAAACTTTTACACAGCTAGTTTATCAGAATACTAACACATCTTTGCAGTTTTTGACAGCAACAGATGCGAACAGAAAAAAGTTCTTGATAGACTTGTTAAACTTGGAAGACTACGTCGCTTATTATGACGTTTTTCGTGAGCTTGCACGTACTTCAGGTCAGCAACTTGCGGAACTAGATGGGAAATCAAAAACTATTGTAAAATGGTTAAATGAAAATAAATTGAGTGATAGTACCATACTTCCAATGATAAAATTACCAGAATATTCGGAAAAAGATGAGAAAGAATTGCGTTCTTTATCTATAGATTTTGAAAATATCGCAGAAAAAAATCAAAAAATTAACGAAAATAATACATATAAGCAGTTATTTTCCCAGCTAGATATGACATTATTACAAAGTAAGCTAACTGAGCCAGAGTCTTTAGATGACTTAATTTCTCAGAAAGGCAGAATCGGTGGATATATTTCTGAGTGGGAAAAGAAAGAAGAAAAGTATAAAAACTTAGAAGGCACTTGCCCTACTTGTGAGCAATCTATTCCAGAAGATTTTATTGATAGATGGATTATAGAAGCACAAGAGCAAGTAGACGGTCACAAAAAACGATTAAGTGACTTAAACCTAGAGATAGATGCTAGAACAAAAGAGAAACAAGAATATCAGAAGTATGTAAATACGAAACGAGAGTTTGAAGATTTACATTCTCGGATAGATAATACTCTACCTAGTGAAACTTTAGATGGTGGTGATTTGGCATTGAAAATCAAAGAATTGAAAGATAGTATCTCTCACGCCAAATCGCAGATACAGGAGATAGCAGAGGAAAATGAAGAAAGAACAAAGAAAAACACAAGGATCCAAGTTATCCTTGAGCAGACAGCAGAGTTTGAAAATGAACTTGAGGGAATTACGGAAAAATTATCGAAAGTCGAAGAGACCGCAGGACATATAGAAGTACTGAAAAAAGCATTCTCTACAAATGGTCTTATTGCATATAAGATTGAGAATATGGTAAAAGAGTTGGAAGACCTTGCGAACGACTATTTAGCAGAATTAAGTGACGGGCGATTTAGCATCAACTTCGTAGTAACAAATGACAAGTTGAACGTAGAAGTCACAGATGAAGGAAATATTATTGATATAACGGCACTTAGTAGTGGCGAATTGACCAGAGTTAACACAGCGACTTTAATCGCTATACGAAAATTGATGAGTAGTATATCGAAAAGTCGTATTAATGTTCTTTTTCTTGATGAAGTCATAAATGTACTTGACGAGCAAGGAAGAGAAAAGCTAGTAGAAGTTCTATTAAGAGAAGAAGGTCTAAATACATATATTGTATCTCACGGTTGGACTCACCCTCTTTTAGACAAGATAGAAGTCTTAAAGACTGATAATATAAGTAGATTAGAATGACAGCAAGAAATAGGAGAAGATGTTTTAGAACAATGGCAACAATAAATGTAACAAATGATTTCGATAGTTTCTGTCGTCGAATGTGGCTAGACTACTGTGACGAACATGGAACTGTTTTTGGAGGTGTGCCTCTTTCAGAAAAGGAGTACACAAGTAAGTATAACGAATTTTTAATGGAGAAATATGGCGCAAGTAAAGAGTGATTATATCGAAGTAGACAGCGTCCCACAACCAATTAAAGACAATTTGATTGTAAAACGAGGAGAAGTTGAGAATCAGACGACTGATGGAGGCATAATTATACCCGATTCATCGCGGAGACTTGATAATAGTGGCACAGTAGTTGGGCTCGGAGACTACGGAAAGCTAACTCGTACTGGGGTGAAAGTTCCCTTCGAAGTAAAAATAGGTGACAGAGTGTATTTTGAATGGCACGCTGCACAGAGAAAAGTAAAAGTAGGAGATGACTTTTATGTAATATTAACAGAGAAAGATATTCTATTCGTAGAAGAGGAAGACTAATGGTAGATCCAAGAGCAAAAGGCGCTACAGGCGAGCGTCAGGTAAAAGAATTACTAAAAACACATACGAATCTAGACTTTGAAAGAGTACCAATGTCAGGCGCACTTGAGTTTATGAAAGGTGATTTGTTTGTACCAAATAAAGAAAACAATTACTGTATAGAAGTAAAAAATTATAAAGATAATCATTTTACTGACAAAGTAATTAGTACAACATCTAACCAATTCATAAAATGGTGGGAGCAGGCAACAGAACAAGCAGAAAAAGGAGGTCAAAAGCCTGTACTCTTTTTCAAGTACAATAGATCAAAAATTTATGTCGCTCAAGAAGAAGAGCCACAAAAGGTTGATAGGTGGATGTATGTAAAGCACTTGGATTGTTACGTTTGTTTAGCTACGGATTGGCTAATCTTTGAACAACCGAGGTTTATAAATGGCTAAAAGTTTCATGGATATGGGGAGCGAAGCTCCTCGTGAAAGAGTAATAGTTATTGATGCACTTAATCTAGGATTTAGATGGAAGCATCAAGGTCGAACGGATTTTGCAGACGATTATATGCGTACTGTAGAG